ATACAACCGGACCTCGAGGGTATAGAAAACATCAACAGAAGATTGCAAAGAAAATAAGCCAATCATCGACAAGGAAATTTGCCTCTGCCGACATTCATCAGGATGAAGGGCAGCACCACTATCCTTCAGATAATAAGAAAATTGTGTATGAAGAGATATATGTTCCGATACCGGTCTGGGTCGCTGTCACTTATTCTATAACTCTGCGAACAGAATATCAGCAACAGATGAACGATTTGATGACACCTTTCGCCACAAAAACAGGAAATATAAACGCTCTCTTGATTCGTCAAGAGGGGCACCAATACGAAGCATTCATCCAACAAGACTTTTCCAATTCGAACAATATGTCGAACCTTGGAGAAGAAGAGAGGATGTTTCAAACAAAGATCGATATTAAGGTCTTAGGATACCTACTTGGTGACGGGGCAAACTCAGAAGTTCCTAAAATAATTAAGAAGGAAACCATCGTGGAATTGAAACTTGTTAGAGAGAGAACTATCCTAGGAGATGAAAAACCTTGGGAAACCGACAACAAGAAATATAGAGAGATATAGTGATTTTAGAAAATCCCACGACTATTTAAGAAGAATTAGAACTAGAAAGGAGAATTAGTCCATGGCTAAAAAATTTGATTTCCTATCACCCGGAATTGAAATGCGGGAGATTGACCAGAGCTTCATAGCAACCCAACGAGACGACGAGGGACCGATTATAATTGGAAGAACTCGCAAGGGTCCTGCTAACAAGCCTGTTAAGATTAGAAACCTAGATGATTTCATCTCTGTATTCGGAGCACCTGTGCCTGGCGGTACTGGTGACCAAGGTGACCTTTGGCGGGAAGGTAATACTACCGGACCCACATATGCCGCTTATGCTGCTCAAGCATGGCTGGCTTCAGAGGAATCTCCAATTGTTATGGTTAGAGTTGCTGGGGAACAGCATGCTAGCAACGATGGGACCGATGCAGCGAAGGCTGGCTGGAGTCTCAGTGGTTCCCTAACTGCTGTTAACGACACCAACTCCACTGCTTATGGTCTTTTTCTTTGTGATTCTGGTTCAACTGCATTGGGAACTGGTTCTCTTGCTGCTATCGTGTACGCAAACAGAGGTTATATGGGGTTGTCAGGTCAAGGAGCGTACAATAATGGCGCGTCCAGCGTGATCGAGGCAGGTACTCTTGTTAAATCAGATTCTTCAAACCAAGGCTTTACACTTAAGATTTATAGTGATGATGGCACGTTAAAAGAAACAGCGGCATTTAACTTTAGTCGTAATTCTTCAAAATATATTCGATCCGTTTTGAACACAAATCCTCAGCTGGTAAATGAAACAATGACATCAGCCGAAGATAGAAAACCATATTGGTTGGGTGAAACCTTTAACAGAAACATTTCTGATACTCTAAGTAATTCGGCTAGTGGAACTGTTTATGGAGTTTTATTGCCATTGGCAAGTGGATCTGCTACTACTAACTGGGCTGATCGCAAGCAAAACGCCCAAGAAGCAAAATCTGGTTGGGTCTTTTCTCAAAAATCTTCTAACCAAGTTAAACTATTCCGCCTCAAGTGCATGCATGTCGGAGATGACTTCCAAAAGAATCATATGATTGCTATTGAAAATATCAAAGAGCCTACAAACCCTGTTGTTGATGGATATGGAACCTTCACTGTTTCTATTCTTAATATGGACGGGACAGCTATCGAGAGATATTCTAATGTAAACCTTAACCCTTCTTCTCCAAATTATATTGGTAAAAGAATCGGAGATCTGTATATGTCTTGGGATAACACCAATCGTCGTTATAGAACTTATGGTGATTACCCAAATCTTTCTGACTTGGTTTATGTTGAAATTAATCAAAACATTGCCGATGGTGGCGGTCAGGGACTACTACCTGCTGGATTCTACGGGCCTGTCAGACCAGCTGGGTTTTCAATTAACTATGGGTCGGTAGGTGCGCAAGCATTTGCAGACAACGAAAACACCGGCGTAAGGTCGACAGTAGATTTGACCATAAGTGGCGCGGCCACCAATGATACAGTTATTGTTACTTTGGCAGGAACAGTCTATACCATTACAATAACTAACGATGCCGGTCAGGCAACAACTGATGCCACATTTACTTCTGGTGCAGCAAAAATTAATACAGAAAGCGTGGATACTTCAACCGGGGCTATAGCTGACGCCTTTGCAACACTTTATAATAGTATTGACGGCTATATGTGTACAAACCCTTCTGGAGGGATTGTCAGATTGACAGCCACGCAGGCTGGTCCTCACTGGACTATCGGCTCATTTAGCGGTGTTGGGGTTTCTGCTGGTCGTGCGTCTGCTGGTTCTATTACAGCCGGTACTGATACTGACGATTTTGCAGGTGCTTTTGTCAAGGGTAACGATTCAACTTTGATTACGGGCGGCTCTGCTAACATATTCGTGGCAGGCCCTGTTGGGTATACTGCTTCCTTCAATTTCCCTGCAATCCCTCTTAGGTCTGCTGGGACTGACGGTGGAGCATCTGATCCATATCGTTGCTATTGGGGAATTCGTCCGAAGTTGTCAACAACGTCTAATCAAAATGATCCAGATTACTGTGATTATCTTCGAGGCTTGAGTGCTGCTGTTGATGACCATGTGCCATCTAATGGTGATTTTGAATATTCAATCGCATTTACTTTGGATGATATTGTGGCCAACACCACCACCCATGCTATAACTTACACATCAGGTGCTTACGGATCAACATCTTACACAACCTCAAACACCTTTGGGGATCTTTTGGACCTGAATATACGTCAGTTCCTTATGCCAATGTGGGGTGGGTCTGACGGACTTGATATCTTGGAAAAAGAACCTTTGCGCAATGCTTTGATAGGTTCTACTTTGTCTGAGACTACAAACTACATACAATATTCATTAAACAAGGCAATCGATTCTATTAAAGATGCGGAAGTAGTTCCTGCCAATCTATTGTTGGCACCCGGAATTAGAGAGCCTTTGATAACAAACCGACTAATAAGTACTGCTGAATCTCGTAAAGATATTTTAGCGATCATCGACCTAGAAGGCGATTATATGCCTTCTCAAGAATCTACGGATAGCGCAGCTACCCGCTTAGGGTCTGTAACGTCGGTGGTATCGTCGTTGAAGGCTAGAAATCTTAATTCAAGCTATGCTTGTTGTTTTTATCCTTGGGTACAGATTGTTGATAATATAAGCGGTGGTCAATATGTATGGTTACCTTCTTCTGTCGCTGGGCTTGGCGCGATGGCAAAATCACAAGCATCTTCTGATGTATGGTTTGCTCCTGCTGGATTTAATCGCGGTGGACTTGGAAACCTCGGAGGAACAAGAGGACCAGCAGTGATTCAAGCTAGACAACGACTGGACTCTGGTGAACGAGATGACTTGTACCAAGTTAATATTAATCCAATCGCCACATTCCCAGCAGAAGGCGTTGTAATCTTCGGACAAAAAACTCTTCAAGCAGGAACATCTGCTTTAGATAGAATCAATGTCCGACGATTGTTGCTTCACCTGAAATCTAAAGTGAGTACAGTCTCTAGAAACCTTTTGTTTGATCAAAATATTGATTCCACTTGGGCTAGATTCAAATCACAGGTTAACCCAATTCTTTCTAACGTCCAAGCACGATTTGGGCTCACTGATTATAAACTGGTACTGGATGAAACCACTACTACTGCTGACTTGATCGATCGTAACATCATGTATGCCAAGATCTATATTAAGCCTGCTCGCGCAATTGAGTACATCGTCGTTGACTTTGTTATCACCAAAACTGGCGCTGATTTTGTATAAAGACACTATTTAATTTAAAAGGAGAAACTTTAAATGTCATTTTGGACCGCAACACACGGAATAGGTAACAAAGAGCCTAAAAGAGCCTTTAGATTTAAGATCATCTTCAATGGTCTTGCCGATGACTCTGGTTATGTTTGGTTTGCTAAAAAAGTAGCCAAGCCTAAATTTGAAATTAGCGAGTCAGAACACACTTTTCTTACTCATAAATTTTATTACCCAGGTCGAGTAACTTGGGCGGAAATCGATCTAACTTTGGTCGATCCTGTTTCTCCCGGAGCGACAGCTCAATTGAATGCAATGTTAGACGCTCAAGGATATGCTATTCCTGCTAGCCCTAATGGCTCATACGAAACTATGTCAAAAGGCAAAGGTGCCGCTGCTTGTGGCAGCATCCAGATTGAACAACTGGACTCCACTGGTGCTACAATTGAAAGATGGACCTTGAACAATCCTTGGATCAAAGGGGTTCAATATGGAGAATTGGATTATTCATCTGAAGACCTTATTGAGATAACCTTGACTCTCCGTTACGACTGGGCGCAATGTGAAATTCTCCCTGGTGATATTAGTACTAGTGTCGATCAAAATGTCGCAGCTGATACTGGAAAGATTACAGCAGCATCACCACCTCAAGCAACTGATTTCTTCAATCCTGAAGGAACATAGAGAGGTATAAATGTCATTCTGGACCGGGCGTGATGTAACGCCAAAACTAAAGGACAGGTTTATTGTCAAAATTGCCGGAAGTTTGAATATTTTCGTCAAGTCGGTCGATAAGCCTACTTTAACTTTTGAGAATAAAGAATACAAAATGATGAACCATCACTTTAAGTATCCTGGATTGCCAAAATGGAATTCAATAAAAATGACATTTGTTGATTCTTCCATTGCTGTTGGTGATGGCACGACTGACGAGCCCGGAGGCCAAGTGCAACAATTCCTTGACTTACTAACAGACAGCGGTTATGTAAACCCAGACGGAGGAACCCTGAACGGACATGCAGGAAGAGAGATTGGTACTGTTTCAAAAAACAGATCCTCAGAAGCACTAGGGCTGGTTCAAATACAACAAATTGGCCCGAACGTCAAAGCGGCTGATAAAAAAGCCACGGTCATCGAAGAGTGGAAGCTAATCAATCCCATTATTAAATCTGTAACATTTGGATCGCTAGCATATGGGGAAGACGGATTAGTAGAATATACATTAGAATTAGATTATGATTACGCTGAACACTCGGCCGGTCATAATGCACTAGGAAGTGCTTAACTTCCACATATTAATTAAGAGGTATAAATGAAAAGAAATAATCAAGACCGAACAATGACCGGTCATAAGCCACAGTCAACAGAGGAAACCCCTCAAATGGCAAATCCATTAGATTTCGTAACTCCAACAGAGTTTGTCGAACTTCCATCAAAAGGAAGATACCCAACGGGTCATCCATTGTGCGGCCAAGATACAATTGAAATCAGATACATGACTGCTAAAGATGAAGATGTTCTTACAAACAGATCCCTTCTCAAAAAAGGACTGGCAATTGAAAGATTGTTAACAAATCTAATCAAAAAAAATTCAATCGATGCCAGTTCGCTGTATATTGGTGACCGCAACGCAATTTTAATCTACGCTCGAGCGTCAGCCTATGGAAACATATATAAAACCAAGGTAACTTGTCCTGGATGCACGGAGGTTTCCAAGCATGGGTTTGATTTAAATGAACACAATGTATATCATGGTGATGATATTGAAGATACTGGAATAACTACTAACGGCGGTATCACCTTTACTACAACTCTTCCACTATCAACTATTGAGGCCGAAATACGACCGCTGATTGGAACAGATGAAATATCAATGTCTAAAAAGAATAAGAATATTAAGAATATGACCAGTCTTGTTACAGATCAAATGAGATATTTCGTTGTATCTTTCAACGGGTATACAGACAAAAAGACAATTAATCTCGTCATTGACAACATGACTGCTATGGACTCTAAACATCTTCGTAATACTTTTAAAGTCATTTCACCGGATCTCCAAATCAAGGATAATTTCGAATGCCCCGCTTGTGGCCATGAGGAGGAAATGACCGTGCCCTTCGGGGCCGACTTTTTTTGGCCTGACGAATGAGTATATGGAGAGCGTATACGAAACTTTCTTTACTCTAAAGCATTACGGTGGGTGGTCTTTGTTCGAACTGTACAATCTACCCGTCGGTCTACGTGGGTGGTGGGCGAGAAGAACCATCGAGGAGTACGAGAAAGAAAAGAAGGCGATGGAA